TTGCAAGAGTGGTTGAAGATTATAAGAAGAAAATTGCAACTCTCAATGAAAAACTCAAAGATGAAAAGGCTCATAATAAAGCCGTCAATAGATTGCTTGATAAAATCCAAAAGATTAAAGATATCAAACTTGGAACTTTCTTGAATGCTTCACAATATAAGAGTGAATTATTCAAAGGCTCTATTGAAAAATTGTCTAACATTAAGTATAGGGGAAACCTTAACGAAAGTGGCACACGAGATATTCTTGCTGGTTTGCGTGATTGGTATACCAAAGAAAATCCTATCTTAAACTATGTTAGCGAAGAAAATCAAGGCTTGTTTGACGGAGAGATATACTCAATGCTTGATGCACTTGCAAGCGGCAAAGGAAGTCTCACAACGCAAGAATTATTAGCATTGGAGAACATTGTTTCTTACTTTACTCATTTTGTAGAAAACTTCAACAAAGTTTATAGAAATGGTAAGTATGTAGATGCTCAACCGATTGTGGCAAAATACCTTGGAATAATGGAAAAGAATAAGAACGTCAAAGTAGGTTGGTTATCAAAAATATTTGACAAAGTATTTAACCACTCAAAAGGCTCTTATTTACAAACCTTCTCTGACCCTATAACCGTTGCTCGTAAAATGGATATGTATGAAGAAGGCTTCTATACGGAAATGCTTGAGGCTTTACGAAAAGGAAGTGTCGGCGCTACCGTTATGGAGATGAACATAAGAACTAATCTTGATGAATTTTTAAGCAAACATAAAAAGTTTATTAAAGAACTTGGGAAGAGAACAATTACTTATAAAGGGAAAACTATTCCTATCTCCGAAGCATTCTTGTTATATATGACTTTGAATAGAGAACAAGCAATAAGGGGTTTGGCTTATTCTGGGTTTGCTTATAAAGATAGTAAGGGCGAAACACACCGTGTGGACGGTTTTACCACAGACGAAGATTTAACTCTTGAAGAGTTGGTAGTCTTGGCGAAAGCCGAACAAGAAGAACTCTATAAACAATTTAGCGAAGTTGACAAGGAATATATATCTATTGCCGAAACAATTTTCAACGAAGATTGCAAAGAAGCAAAGAGAAAAACTGACATTTTAAGGAAGGGATATTCTAATGTTTTAGAAGGATACTATGTTCCTATAAGACGTGCGTATATTGCCCAAAATGTAGACCAAAGCACTTTTGCAGATGAAATGAATAGGGTAAGCAACGCTTCCTTCAACAAGGACACCGTAAAAGGTGCAAGAAATGAGTTGTTTATAGAAGGGCTTGATAGTGTTCTTGATAGACATATAAGAGCAATAAGTCAATATGCTAATCTTTCTACCGTGATTGATGAGTATAATATTTTATACAATTTGAACACGAGCGAAAATCCAAACAAACCTACAAGCGTAAAGACTCAAGGGGCAAATGTTTGGGAACAAGGAGACACTTACTTCAAGAAACTTATAAGTGATATACAAGGCATATCTCCTATAAAGGGTGGCGTAAATAAAGCGGTTGGCTTCCTTCGTAGTGGCTATGCAAAATATCAACTTGGCGCTAATCCAAAAGTGTGGGCTACACAGTTGACTTCTTTCTTTGCCTCAAGCAGTATTTTAGATTATTCTTCAATTATAAAGGGTCTTGTAATTAAGACTCCAGACGTTGATGAGTATTGTGATATTGCCAAGGTAAGAAACAATGATAACTCGGCAGCAATGGCGCAAGGTGTTCTTGATAAGGTTGATAGTGTAGGCAATATATTGATGAAACCTATTGGAATGGTTGATAGGTTTGTAGTCAAAAAACTTTTCGGTGCTTGTCAAGTTCAAGTAGAGAAAGACAATGGCTTGAAGGTTGGAACGGTAGAAAACAAAAAGAAAGCCGGGGAACTTCTTGAAAGAGTTATTTTAGAAACACAACAAAATGCTTTGGCTACCGAGAAATCAGCCGCTATGCGTAGTGGTAGTGAGTTTATGAAAACCTTGACTATGTTCACTTCTGACTCAATGAAGGTTATAGGAAGGGTAATAGACTCGGTTGGCGAAGTGTCGGTGTTGAAGGCTAAAATTAGGCAAGAGACCGACCCGGAAGTAAAGAAGTCTTTGGAAGAAAAACTTAAAAAGGCTAACAAGAAAGCAAGAAAGTCTGTTGCTGCTCTTGGCGCAACGGCAATCTTTATGGCGTTGATAGCGCAAGCATTTAGAACTCTCTACAACAAAGATGATGAAGAAGATAATATTCCTTTGAATATGACAGTAGATGCAATAGGTAATTTGTTCGGTGGCTTGCCACTTATAAAAGATATCTATGCAAAACTTGTGGAGGGGTATGACCTTGATAATTATGCTTATTCTGCAATCAATGACCTATTAGACTCGTTTACTGCCATAGTAAACAATGAGGGGAAACCTGCTCAACAAATAAAAAATGTGGTAAATGCTATTGGTCAAATCTTCGGCATTCCCACAAGGAATGTATACAACTTCATTTACGGCATCACAAATAGGATAAGCCCTTCAACCGGGTATGCGATTGATAATGTGTTCTATAACAAGAACTATTCTTCCGACCTTGCAAAAGCAATAGAGAATGAAGATGAAGATATGATTGCTACCATTGTGGGAATTATGCTTAATGAAAGAGTTGGTGCAATTCAAGACTCAAGCACAAGGAAAGCACTTGATGAACTTGTAGGCAAAGGTTTTGACGTGTTGCCAAAGAGTATAGGGGATTCAATAACCTATGAAGGCGAAAAGATAACTCTAACAACCAAACAAAAGGAACAATTCAAAAAGGTATATTCTGGGGCAAATGAAACACTTGCAAGTCTTGTAGAAGGTAAATATTATCAATCGGCTACGGACAAAGTAAAAGCAAAGGCTATTAAGTTTATTTATGAGATTTATTATAACCTTGCTCTTGAAGATTTGCTTGGGGTAGACCTTGAAACAAAAAATGTTCTTTTTGCAAAAGCCGTGGATATTCCTTCTCTTGCTATTATTGTAGCAACGGCAAGAAGTTTTGAGTCAGACAAAGACCAAAATGGAAAGACTATCTCCGGAACTAAAAAAGCCAAAGTGCAACAATATGTAAACTCACTTGGCTTGAAGGCAACGCAAAAGTATATGATTATGGGCTATCTTGGGTATACAAACAAGTATGGCGCATCACAAGTTAAAAGATATATCCAAAGTTTAAGTCTTACAAAAACTCAAAAAGAATTGTTGTATGAATATAGTGGATATAAGAACTAAAAAATAAATGGTAGGGGGAAGTCCTTACCATTTTATTTTTCTTTGTATGAAAAGAATGCCATATATAAAAGGAATGCTCCAACAAGTATTCCTATAATACCAAAAATAATATTTGCTGCACCACCACTAATTATTGTGAATATGCTCAATCCTATACTTATTATACCAAATATTAAGAATTGAATTATTGAAGAAACTTTGCCTCCACCTTTTGTTTGTGTGGAGGGTTTTTCTTGACCGCTATACAAGAAGAAGGCAAGAATAAATAGCCCTACAAGAATTAACACTCCCATACTATTCAGCCTCCGTAGGAACTATTACATTCCCTTGAATAGTTTTTATAGGCGCTGAAATTAAAGGTGGTAAGTCGTGCTTGTTAAAGCCTGTTGTATTTTCAATGGAATAAAGATAGGTGGAAGTAGTTGAATAACCTTGATAGTCTAATTGGGCATAACACACCTTTGTTTGCCAAGAACTACTAAGCCAAAAATCGTCATAAATTATTTGCGCATCTTCAAAAATAATATCTTTGAGTCTTGGGGAGGTGGTTATACTTGCTTTTACTATGTAGTATGTTTTATTATCAATAGTTTTTATTGAATACTCTGAATATTCTACATTGCAAGCAAGATAGGTTGATATGTTGTCGGTGGTTAGTTTAATTGTGGATAACTCTAAATTTTCGGGGGGGGGGTAGTATCTTTACAAGACGCAAAAACAAGGCTTGACGATAAAAGCACAAGGATAGATAAGATAGAAATCAATACTTTTTTCATAAGCACACCTCACTAATTATTTTCTTGCTTTTATTATATCACATTATAATAAAAAATTCAAGATTTTCTTTGTAGTTTTCAAGTAATTAGTATTGAAAAAATAACTCAAATGCGGTATAATATAAGTAGAAGGAGGGAAGGTTATGAAAGGTATAAAATATGATGCAAAAGAGAAGCAAAAGGCTCTCCAAATGTGGCTTGTAGATAAAAAGGATATCTACTATGTTGCAAAGAAATTCAAATGTGATTTAAGCACATTGTGGAGGTGGAAACAAAAGTATGACGGCACACTTGCAAGTCTTGAAAATCTTTCATCTCGTCCACATACACCACACCCTAACTCACACTCCGAAGATGAAAGAAAATGGATTGAAGAGATATTAAAAGAAAATCCAAATATAAGTTATTCGGAGGCTTATGGTAGATTAAGGACGGAGAAAGCCTACACAAGAACATACTTTGGGTTTTATAGGTTTATAGTAAAGAATAATCTTCGCCCTACACAAGAAAGAGAGAAGTATATTCCTCAACCTTATGACACTCCTTTAATGGTAGGAGCAAAAATGCAAATGGACGTGAAATATGTTCCAAGGGAATGCAACAAGGGAGAGTTTAAGGAAGAGTGGTTATACCAATATACTATTATTGATGAAGCCTCAAGAGAAAGATTTATATATCCTTATAAAGAGCATTGTGGTTTTTCTACCGTAGACTTCTTAAAGAGAGCAATCGTATATTTTGGTTATATCCCGGAAGTAATCCAAACCGATAATGGCACGGAGTTTACAAATCCAAAAGGCACAGGAGAAGGCAAGATACATATAGTAGATAAGTTTATGAACAAACTTGGAATCCGTCATCAACTTATAAGAGCCTATACTCCAAGGCACAATGGAAAGGTAGAAAGAAGTCATAGGTCAGACCAAGAAGGTTTTTACAACACATTATCCTTCAATAGTTTTGATGATTTGAAGAAACAAATGGCTGAATGGCTAATAAGATATAATAATAGACCTCATTCCTCATTAAGGAATAGATATGGTAAAAGAGTTTGGCAATCTCCTATCCAAAAGAGAGAAGAACTTTTAGAGCAGGCAAGAGAAGAGAAAGAACTCTATCATATAAGATTTATTAAAAAGTCTGCATAAACCATAGAATAGTCAAAAGAAAAAATAGTCCTCACAAGTGGAGGACGGATTTTCTATGCCTATTTATAATTGTTTGACATACATTTTAGAAAAGAGTATAATATTAGAAACAATAAAACACTTCATTTTGGGGTGTTTTTAGTATTTTTTAAGCAATTCTAAAAAATTTTCAAAAAAATTTCAAAAAATTACTTGAAAACGATTGACAAACTTACAGTGATATTATACAATAGGTTTGCAATGTAAAAGCAAGCCTATTTTTTTATTGCAAATATTTTAGGGTTTGCCTTTATAGGGCAGACCCATTTTTTATTTTATTAAGGAGGTAAGGCTATGAAGAAGGGATATGCAAAGAAACTTGGCAAAACTTGTCTTGGTGTATATATCTCGGAAGAACTCAATGCAGAGATTGAAAACATTGCTGCAAAGAAAGAAGTTGCAAAGAGTTATATCGTAAGAGAAGCACTAAAAGACTATATCCAAAAAAATAAGAAAGGAGAATAACAATGGAAATTTTGTCGGAAGAAAAGGTTTTAGAAGAGATTGAGAGATTGAAACAAAGTCCTTATGTGAAACTTGCCAAGAAAACCGAAAATCAAGCACAAAGGCAAAAGTTGTATCAATTACGCTCTCTTGAAAAGAAGGGTAAAAAAATAGCCGAAACACTCGGCTTGAAATTCTAACAAGGAGGTAGAGCAAGGTGCAATTAAGGGAATTGAGAATCCGTAAAAAACTTCAACAAAAGGAACTCGCAATCAAAGTTGGAACAGATGAGCCTATGATGAGCAAGTTTGAAAACTACAAATGTCTCCCTATTCCTTCAATGACGAAAGCAATTTGTGAAGAGTTAGGTTGTAATGTAGAAGATATCTATGAGCCACACGAAATTTACATAAATGCTTCGGTTGGGAAAGTAAAAGAGCATAAGAAGAAAAAAACAAATTGCTATCACTTAACGGTAAATCTTCCACCGGAAGCAAGAGAGTTTTTTAAGAAGGCACTCAAAAAATGTGGCTTTAAGGATATAACGGGCTGGGTAAATCATTGTTTTGATAGATTGCAAAGTCAATACAAGAGAATAGTTGAAGATGAAGAAAAAGACTCCACTCGTGCCGCCAAGCAAAAAAGTGAAGTCTAAACTACAAGGGTTAGGTATATACCCTTTTCAATAATATACCAAAAAAATTCATTATTGTCAAGGAGAATGGTATGTTGAACTACTACAAAGAAGGTTTAGAAACCTCAAAAAAACAATTAGAACTCGCAAAACTTGGATACAAGCAAGTTTTGGAAGAATTAGGTAAAAGTCTTGCCGAGGCAAAATCGGTTGAAGAAAGTGAACTTATTATAGATAAGATTAGAGCCTCAAGAAAGGCTATAAGCGAACTTGAAGGAACGGTTGCTCATAATCAAAAAAGATATGATGAAGAATACAACAAGCCGGAAAACGTAGCAGCAAGAGCAAAAGAAACTTTATATGGAGGAAAGAACAATGGCTGACAAATTGAAGAAAGTAAGCAAAGCGCATACAAGATATTATTTAGAGGACGGAACACTTGTGCCGGGGTCTACCACCGTCACGGGATTATTAAATAAGCCTGCACTTGTAAAGTGGGCTAACAATCTTGGTTTGCAAGGTATTGATTCTACAAAGTATGTAGACAAGGCTGCAAGAGTTGGAACTCTTATTCACTCTCTCGTTGAAGCACATATAACCAAAACGAAAGCCGACCTTACGGACTATACACAACTTGAAATAGAAATGGCAAATGTAGGTTTTTATAAATATCTTGATTGGGAAAAGCAACACACAGTAGAGCCTATATTCAATGAAAAAAAGTTTGTATCGGAAAAATTCAAATATGGTGGAACTTTGGACTTCTATTGTAAGGTTGACGGAAAGAAAACCTTGATTGACTTTAAGAGTGGTAAAGGTATTTTTAATGAACACTTCCTCCAAGTATCATCTTATGCAAACCTTTTAACCGAAAATGGATATAAGGTAGAGCAAATTATGATTTTGAATATTGGAAGAAACGAAGATGAGCCGTTTGACCATAAAGAAATTAAAAAACCTACAATTACAAAATATTTCAAAATGTTTAAGGCTTTATTGCAAGTTTACTACATAAAGAAAGACCTTGAATGGAGGTAATTATGGAAAAGGATATTGAAGTTAAAAAATTGAACGTTTACCAAAAAATAAACGAAGTTAAGAAGGCGGTAAAAAACTTTACCAAAGATGCCGAAACTTCCGGGAAGGGTGCTTATTCTTATACTTCCGGAACTCAAATCTTGTCTGCAATAAAAGAGAAAATGGAAGAGGTTGGTTTATTGTTTATCCCGGTGGGAACGGAACATAGAGGATATCAAACCTACAACTATAAAAACTCTTATGGAGACGATAAAACGGATTTTCTTGTAGACGGCAAACTTTTCTATGAGTGGATTGATATTGATAATCCTACCGATAGACAAAGAGTGGAGTTTGAGTATTACGGGCAACAAAACGATTTATCAAAAGCCTTTGGAAGTGCATTGACTTATTCTGAAAGATATATTTTATTAAAATCTCTTGGAGTGCCGACTGACGAAGATGACCCAGATAAAAAGAGTGAGGACAAGCCTCAAGCGAAGGCAAAAACCAAGCAAGAGCCACAAACCTCAAATAAAGCCCAAACAAAGTCAAAGTGGGCTACCGTGAATGAGATTATAAAAGACACAAGTATCACACTTGCAAGTGTAAATGAGTGGATTGTAAAGAAGTTTGGAAGGTCTATTAAAATCAATAGTTTAACGGACGAACAATTTAAGGTTTTGACTACTTGCCTTCATAAGCAAATAGCACAGGAGGAACAAAGTGAGTAAGTTTATTGCCGAAACAACCTATCGTATGATAAACGAAAACAATGACCTTGTTATAAGTTATGTTGTTCACGGTCAAGAGAAGAATGCTGCCCTACTTGCCTTTGAAGAAAGCAAAAACACCGGAAAGAGATTAGAAGTTGAAGTCAAGCCTTATAGGTCTAAACGAAGTCTTGAACAAAACAAACTCTTGTGGGCTTTACTTGGAAAAATGGCTTATGCAATGAGTGGGAGAAAAAACAAAGTGTCAAGTGAAGAATGCTACTGCATTATGCTTGAAGAAGCGAATGTCTCTTATGATTATTTGTTGGCACTCCCGGAAGCAGAGCCATTACTCAAAAAGTCTTTTAGGGTAGTAAGAAAGGTTGATGAAAGAGAAGTAAACGGAAAGAAACTCAATATGTATCAATACTTCATAGGCTCTTCTAAATATGACGTAAAGGAAATGACGGAACTCATAGAAGCAACTCTTGATAAACTTGCCGAACTTGGAGTGTATGACTCGGAGATTGAACTTGCAAGAGGAGAATATAAGAGATGAAATCACGAAGGGCAAAAGCAACGGATATACCTCAAAAGGTAAAACAAGCAGTATGGGAAAGAGACGGAGGGAAGTGTGTGATTTGTGGGTGTTGTAGAAATGTAATGCCTAATGCACACTTTATACCTCGGTCAAAAGGTGGGCTTGGAATTGAAGAAAATATCATAACTCTTTGCACGAACTTAACGGAAAATCAATGCCATTATAAATATGACTTTGGAACTCGTGAAGAGAGGGAAGAGATAGGAAGTAAATTAGAGACCTACTTAAAATCAAAATATCCTAATTGGGATAAATCAAAATTAACTTATAGGAGAAATGAACAATGAGAAATTGTAAAGAATGCGAACACAACAAAAACAACGAATCAAAAATAGACCAAAGCGAAAAATTAAAAAATTGCAAGAAAGGTTTTCAAATTATCGTAAAAAGCCTTGATAGTGGAGAAGTCTTGCTTGATAAAAAGACAAAATGTATTATCGGTAGTATTGCCCTTGAAGAGTTTGGAGAAAACCAAGGATTGATTATGGCAAATTGTAATACACCTACACTTATCGCAACAATAGGAAGTGCCGATAAAACTATTCTTGAGGCAAAAAAGAGAGTTGTAAATGATTCTAACTTTGATGACTTCATTGGCTTTTTATTGAAGAAGTTGTTTTAAGGGAGGGAGTATGGTAAGTGGATTTTTTAATGGGGATTGTCTATCCCAAATGAAATACTTGCCTAATGGAAGTATAGACCTTATATGCACCGACCCTCCATATCCTACTACTTCAAGAGGGAATGCTGGGAATAGTGGTGGAATGTTGCAAAAGGATATCAATAAAAGAGGTCAAGTCTTTGATTTTAACAACATTGATTGCTCAAAATATGCACCAGAGTTTTTTAGGGTATTGAAAGAGGGGGGGCATTGTTATGTAATGACAAACCACGTCAATCTCCTCAATATGCTAAACACCTTCACAAAGGTAGGTTTTCATTTTATTAAAAGCCTTATTTGGGATAAAGGAAACAAAATAATGGGTCAATATTATATGTCTCAATTTGAGTATATCTTATTCTTTCGTAAAGGAAGAGGGATAAAAATCAATAATTGTGGCACAAGTGATATTCTCTCCATTCCCAACAAAAAGATTAAAGGTAGTGATAATCAAAATTTGCACGATACGGAAAAGCCCGTAGCACTTATGGAAATTTTGATAAACAACTCTACCAAAGAAAATGAGATAGTTTTAGACCCTTTTGCAGGAATTGCATCAACTTTAATTGCTTGCAAGAAAAACAATAGGCAATACATAGGGTTTGAGATTGACGAAAAATATTATTCTATCGGTAAAGATAGATTGGAGGACGTTATATGAACAAAGTAATACTTATAGGCAATATCACGAAAGACCCGGAACTACAAGAAACTCAAAGTGGTGTGCCATATACCAAGATGACCATAGCCGTATCAAGGAGTTATGCGAACTCCGAAGGCGAAAGAGAAACTGACTTTTTTGACTTCACGGTATGGAGAGAAAGAGCAGAGAATTGTTGCAAGTATCTTCAAAAAGGTAGCAAGGTTGCCGTGGTTGGTAGCATTGAAAACCGAACTTATGAGAACGAAGAGGGCGAAAAGCGAAAGATAACCGAAATCAAGTGTAATGAAATTGAGTTTTTATCATCAAGAAAGAGTGAAGGCGAAGAGGAAAGACCTCAAACAAAAAAAACAAGACCGACACTAACTCCGGTAGATGATGATGAAGATTTACCTTTCTAAAAGGAGAATGCTATGGCTGAAAAAAGAATGTATACGAAGAAAATCACGGATAGTGATGCCTTCATAGAATTATCTTCGGCAGCACAAGCACTATATTTTCATCTCAATCAAGGTGCAGATGATGACGGTTTTAACAATCAAATTCAACTTGCAATGCTTAAAGCACACGCAAGCATAGATGACTTAAAAGTGCTTCTAATGAAGAATTTTATTATTCGCTTTGAGAGTGGTGTGATAGTAATCAAACATTGGCGAATGCACAACACGTTAAGGAAAGATAGATACACACCCACAAACTTTCAAGAAGAACTTGCCTCACTACAACTAAAAGACAATGGTGCTTATACTCTTGGTTGCCAAACGGTTGCCAAACGGTTGCCAAAGAATAGAGAAGAAGAGGTAAGTATAGATAAGGATAGTTTAGAAGAGGTAAGTAGCGCCGAAAAATCGGCTGACACACCTAAAAGATTCAAAAAGCCTACTCTTGAAGAAGTTGCTGCTTATTGTAGAGAGCGAAAGAACAATGTCAATCCTCAACGATTTATAGACTTCTATACTTCAAAGGGTTGGAAGGTTGGTAAAGAGCCTATGAAAGATTGGAAGGCTTGTGTAAGGACTTGGGAGCAAGATGAAAAAGGTAAGCCTAAAAAAGGTGCTGACCCTTCAAAGTATGATAGGGAGGACGAATGATGAAAATAGGGCTTAACTTGGAAGAACTCAAACAATCCTACATAGACGGCACAAACAAACTCAAAGAAGATGAGTATCTTGGAGATGACGGCTTGCCATATTGCAAGAAGTGTAAAACGGCACGATATTGCAATATAAACAACGAATGGGCTATGTGGTCTCAATGCGAATGTATGAGAGCCGAAAACGAAAAAAGGGAGCAAGAGGAAAAGGCTCGTAAAAGACTACAAGAATTTAATGAGAGAAAAAAACTCTCACTTCTTGGAGAAAGATACAAGAATGTAATGTTTCAAGATGCCATTATCACGAAGTCAAATGCCAAGGCTTATCAAAAATGTAAAACTTATGTAGAAAAAAGCAAAGAAGTTTTTGCAAATAATATAGGTCTTTACATTTATGGAGACAACTCCTCCGGGAAAACTCATTTAACGGCTTGTATGTGTAATGAGTTGGTGTGGAAGGGATATAGGTGTGTTTACACAAATTTTGCCACAATCCTCAATGAGTTATTAGGGAAAAATCCGGGAGATAGCGTTTTATTATCAAGGCTACAATATTTTGATTTTGTCTTTATTGATGACCTTGGCAAAGAGTTTATAGGAAGGGAATACAATCCTTCTTCGGTAAAATGGGCAGAAGGTAAACTTTTTGAAATACTTAATGCAAGATATAATGCGCTAAAACCTACAATCTTTTCTTCAAATTATTCTATTGGAGAATTGGCAAGTGTTTTAGGTTTTGATAAAGGAATTGTAGAACGTATCAATGAAATGGCTACAAGAACTATCAAACTTGAAGGAGATGACTTCCGTGAATTAGCCTTAAAAGAAAAAAGTGAGTTGGCAAAACAACTTGGTATTTAGGAGGGGTTATGCAAGATTATACACAATTTAGTTTGCTTGATTATCTCTCTGATGATGACCCTATGAAGATTGCTCTTGCACCTAAAAAGGCAAACGATTGGAAATGGACTATGAAAGACGATTATCCAAAAGAGAAAAATGGATTAAAAGTCTTTTCGTGTTTCGCTTGCGGGGGGGGGGTCAACAATGGGCTATAAACTTGCAGGGTGTGAAGTCCTTGGGTGTTGCGAGATAGACCCAAGAATGAATAAGACTTATGTATTAAACCACAAGCCAAAATATAACTACTTAATGGATATAAGAGAGTTTAACAAACTTGATGACCTCCCAGAAGAGTTATATAACTTGGATATATTAGACGGAAGTCCACCTTGCTCAACATTCTCTCTTGCCGGGCAAAGAGAAGATGCTTGGGGCGTAGAAAAAGTATTTAGAGAAGGACAAGCCAAGCAAACACTTGATGATTTATTGTTTGTGTTTGTAGATACGGTAGGAAAATTAAAGCCAAAGGTTGCGATTATGGAGAATGTAGAAGGATTGATACTTGGTAGTGCTATCAACTATGTAAAAGAAGTATATCGTAGATTTAGGGAAATAGGCTACACGGTAAGGCTTGAACTTCTCAAAGGCGAAACTATGGGGATACCTCAAACAAGACATAGAGTGTTTTTCATTGCTACACGTCTTAACTTTGACCTTCGTAAGATAGACTTAAACTTTTTCTATGAGAAAGTGCCTTATGGGGTAATTAAAGAAGGCGAAACAAGAAAATTTGGTGGTAGGTTTTATGAGATTGCAAAGCAAGCGGCTCCGGGAGACAAGAGCATTGCCGACACAAGACAAAGGCTTGGAGAAAAAGGAAGTGCCTTCCAAACTTATTATTTGAGAGATGACGAAGTAATGATGACGGTTAGAAGTAAGCCAGATATTATTGATATGTCAAAAGTAGAATATGTTAGTTGGCAATCTATAAGGAACTCTCAAACCTTTCCGCAAGACTATGATTTTAGCCCTAATAACACCTCTAATGTTTGCTATATATGTGGAATGAGTGTGCCTCCGGTAATGATGAAGAGAGTTGTAGAAAGAATTATAGAAAGTAAAATTTTTGAAGTTAAGGAGTGATTATGGAGATATATCTTTATTACATAGTTAAAATTCAAGCCGCCACCATAAGGCTGTTTGAAGCGCAAGATGAAGATTACCCGGATTATAGGGTAGTTAGGGCGAATGAAAAAAGCATTGAAAAGTGGCTTGATAAGATAACAAAAGACCAAGAGCAAAGAAGAAAAATCCTTGAAATAATTGAGAATGAAAATTGGAATGTTAAAGACGGAACATTTAAGCCTATTTGCGACAAATTAAGAGGTTTAGGCTATACGATTATAGAAGGCAAGCCACCGAAGGAGAAGAAATAAATGTCAAAGTGTAAAGGTTGTGGAGAAGAAATAGTCTGGATAAAGACTATAAATGGAAAGAATATGCCTTGCAATGCCGAGAAAACAACGGTTATTACCGAGAAGGGCGAAACAATAACCGGGCATATTCCTCATTGGGCTACTTGCCCTTGCTATAAAAACTTCAAGAAAAGTGGTCAAGTAGAAAGGAGAAGTTATGAAAGTAAAAACTAAAACAAGTTATTTTTTAACCGAAGAAGAAGGTAAGCAATTAAGAGATAAAATTCAAAAGGAAAATATCTCTTTAAGGGGATTAGCGAAAAGGCTTTGTGTGTCGGCTGCTTATTTATGCGATATTCTAAATAGCAAAAGAGGTTTTACAAAATACCTATGGTATGAGTTCGTTAAGTTGGGGTTAGAGAGAGTAGACGGAGATGAAACAATTACCTATGACGGAATTATAAGAATTGTTTGGAATAATAAAGCGAAGGAAATTATTTTATCTGCCCAAGGCACACCAGATGACAAATACATAAGCCTTAACGATTGCTTGAAGGAGATAGGATATATAGGATATCAAAAATGCCTCAAGAAGAAGATGAGCCCTATCGTTCTTGTTTTCTTTGAAACTTTTACAAGTGGAGAGATTTATAACTATGGCAACTATGGGAACTTTTGGACGGAGTATGGCAATACAAGGGGGTTTGCGTGATGAGTGAGGTGGTTAGAAAGGTGAGAGGTCTTGCGATAGAATGCAAGGAAAATTACGATAAAGAAGAATGGCTTGAAAAATTTATCTATGCCGTTTGTAAGCAAATTATAGAGCCTTTGCAAGAGCAAGTAAAAAATTTAGTTTGGTATAAAATGTGGCATAAAAAATTCAAGAAAGAAATAGAAGATTTAACTCTTGAATTAGAAACATATAGACCGACTAAATTACACGGTAATGGGCAATGCAAGTGTTCTAATTGTGGTAATGTTAGTTGGACGGATTTTGGATTTTCAAGATATAAAGGTCAAACTCTTTGTGATGAGTGCTTAAAAGAAGTTATGCAAAAGGAAGCCAAAAAGGAAAAAGAACTACAAGCCGAAGTAGATAAGTGTTGGCGAGAAGTTGGCAAAATGTGTATGGAAGAGCGCAAGCAAGTAGCAACAGAGATTTTGAAGTTTACCGAAGAGCATTCTATTGGTGCAGGTGTAATACTAAAAACCTTTATCAAAGAGGAATATGGGGTAGAGTTATGAAGAGAATATTTTTTAGAAAGCCTCTTATTCCAAGAATAAAAAATAGTTGGTATAAGGAAATGGTTGAAGGTTGTAAAAAGTATAAAGAAGCGAATTGCAAGAACGTTAATGGTGGGTGGAACTGCTCCTCTTGTCCTTTTAGCGTAAAACCATACTGCTTATTAAACATATTAGAAAACGAATTTGGAGAAGAAAAATGAAAAATAATTATCAATTAAAAATTTTACCTCAATATTTTGAGGAAGTAGTCAACGGAAACAAAAAAAGCGAATTAAGATTTAACGATAGGGATTTTAAGGTGGGGGATATATATGACCTTCGTGAGTATAATCCTACAAGGAAAAGATACACCGGAAGGGCAATTACAATTAGAATTACCTACGTCTTAAAAGGGTTTGATGCTCTCAAAGAAGGTTGGTGTATGTTTTCTTTTGAGAGAAAAGAGGATTGTATGCCAAACTTGGTAGCGCCTAACTATGAAGCCGAATACCACCGTTGTGTAGGAACTATGGCAAGAATACATAACGAAAGAGAAGAGAATAAGTCTGCTATACTTGCACTTACAAAACTTGTAGCCGAACAAAGTCAAAAGATTGCAAGCCTTGAACAAGAAAAGGAAGATGAATATTGGAGAAGGAGGGATAACAAATGAAAAAGAAAAAGATAGATATCCTTGACTTTCTCCCGGAAGAAGGAATGAAAGCCTTTGACAAACTTGGATATGAATTCCTTGCTGCTAATGGTTATAACGTGGAAGGTGCAATAGAATCCGAAAAAAGAAGGTTTGAAATTAAGAAGGAACTTGAAAAGAATGGAGAGGCTCTCTTTTATCGTGGGGCGGTAGACAAGGAAACTCAAAACATTCTTGTGTGGTATGAACTCAAAGCCAAAGACGGAACTATTAAGAGGAGTAATGGTATAAAGTTTATGCCAAGAAAGGTTGAGGAGGGGAAAGATGAAGAACGAAGAAAAAGCCCTTGAAGAAAAATGCCTAATCATCAAACAAGACCTCCGTCAACTTCGTAAGTTGTCGCATAGTATTGAAGCCTATCTTGAAATGGAGAAGAGACACAAGGCAAGACTTGAACTCTTAAAGACTATACCAAAGCAAGAGGTTGACCTTCTTGAAATCAACAAGATAGAAAAGATACTTAAAAGTATAAACGTCAAGAAACATATTGAGCAAGCCTCAAGCCTTGAAGAGAAGTATATGAGAGCCATTGACAAGTTAGACCCTCTTGACAAGACCATAATCCTTGAAGGATACATAAATGGAAAGGCTTATTGGAAACTTGGTAAAGAGATAGGGTATTCCACTACCGGGATACAAAACCGAATCAATGTAATCATAAGGCAAATAGCAAAGAATTTATAATACAAAACTACTTTGGAAAAGTCTGTTGTCCAAAGTAGTTTTTTTTATGCAATAATTTATAGTGAAGAGGAGTAGAAGGGCAATTAGGCTTGCTCCCTTCGTGGTTTTCACCACTCCTCTTCAACAACTTAATATAGCAGAGTAGAGAAGAAGTAATCTCGCCACCCTCATCAAGGTGGAGAACGGTGGTGCAAACCCACCCTCTGCAACCAAACCCACTTGCCTTCTTATGGGATAAGAGAGAAAGAGAAGGCTATTCTTTGTGTGAATGGCAAAGACAATAGATATCTTATTTGCCGAAGATATTTATTTGTAGGGATTTAGATGAGTAGGGGCAAAGAAACGCTCATCATCAATTTAAGGGAGCAGCCAAGAGGTAAAGGCACAAGGTTTTGACCCTTGCACTCAAATGTTCAAATCATTTCTCCCTTGCCAAATACGAAACAAGGAGGTGTTATTATGGCGAAAGGTCAAAAGTATAATGACGATATCAAAGAAAAAGCCTATGCTTTATTGGCAGTCAATAATAACGTCTCTTTTGTTGCCGAGAAGTTAGGACTTCCAAGGACTACTGTGAAGAGTTGGAAGGAAGCCTATGACAAGAAGGCAAAAGAAAGTGGCGAAGAAACGATTGCCGAACTTCGCCAAAAAAAGAAAGAGGAGTTTGTAGAAGATGCTTGGGGCTTAATTGGAAAGATACAAACTCTTTTGGAAAGAAGGCTAAATAGGGCAATAGAGAGTGAGAATGTCATTGACGAACTTTTGAATGAAATTCTACAACTTGATTATAAAGATTTGACCACACCACAAAGACAAGCCCTTTACAAAAAGATATCTACCATAAAGGTGGAGAGCGTGAAGGAGTTGGCTACGGTGCTTGGAACTCTCTATGACAAACAAGCGCTTGCAAACAATGAAGCAACGCAAAGAGTGGAAGGAACTCTTGAATTTAAGAAGTTTGAGGACTACTAATGATAAGAGTTGCCGACATTATCGCAAAGCGAAAAAGGATATGGGAAGAGAAACACGATTTAGAGTTAGATAGGGAACTTGTAAGGGCTTCGGTTAGAAAAATCCTATCTGACATAAACCTTGTAAATGAAATAAGGGCAAAGCCGTATCTTCTCATAGAGGTAGCCTTCTACATAGTAGACAAGAAAAAGAAGAGTGTGCCATTCTTCCTCAACGAAGTGCAAAGAGACTTTATCTCCAAGTATGAGGAATGGGGAACTAAAAAGGCATACTTCATCTTGAAGGGAAGGCAACAAGGCTTTACAAGTCTTATAACGGCTATGCAATTATCTTTTGCAATCGTCCAAAAGAACTTCTCCGGATTTACTCTTGCAGATAGTGGAGATAACACAAGAGCAATCTTCAACGATAAAGCAAGAACAGTCTACACAAGACTCCCGGAAGAATTAAAGCCTACGGAAAAGTTTAACTCCGTCAATGAGTTATTCTTTGATAAACTCAACTCATCTTGGCGTATAGCAACTGCAACCGACCAAGTAGGACGTTCAAGAACACTAAACTTTGTTCACTTCTCCGAAGTAGCATTTTACGAGTGTAGCCTTGCAAACCTACAAAAAGGTATAGGTGAAGCAATGACCGAAGATGCTTTTAGAGTTTACGAGACTACGGCTAACGGATTTAATGAGGCAAAAGATTTATGGGATTCAAATACTTGCTATAACCTCTTCTATGAATGGTGGAGGACTTCGGAGTATCGTAGTAATGAGTATGAGTATCTTGAAACTAATGACCCTTGGCTATTAGAGAGAATAGAAGTCTTAAAAGCCAAAGGATTAGATAAAGAGCAAATAACTTGGTATTGTAAGAAGTATGACTCATACCTTGACAAAAACACCATAAAGCAAGAGTATCCTATAACCCCGGAAGAAGCCTTTATTTCAAGTGGAGATTGTGTCTTTGATAAAGAGGCATTAGTCAATCAAATAATCCATTGTCAAGCCTTGCAACCCCTTAAAAAAGGTTATTTTACCTACAAGAAGATTGCCAACCCTATAAAGGATAGCAAAGGGGAAACGGTAGATATAGAGTGGCAAATAAAAGATATAGAGTTTGAAGAAAGAGTAGACGGATATATCACAATCCACGAAGAGCCAAGAGTGAAGTATGACAATGATGAAAAGATAATCATAGCAAAATGTCCTTATGTCCTTGGTGGAGATACTGCCGGAACGGGAATTGACTACTTTACCGGGAAGATGATTGATAATACTAATGGAAGAACGGTAGCCACATTACGAAAACAAAAGATAGATGAAGATTTGTATGGAGAGCAAATGTTATGTCTTGCCAAGTATTACAATGATGCTCTCATAGGAATTGAAACGAATTATAGTAGACACCCTATAAGAGTTATTCAAAAGTATGGCTATACAAACCTTTATTTGAGAGAAAGAGTTGATGAAGTATCCAAGAAAGTAGAAAGGGTATATGGCTTTGAAACCACACGAAAGACAAAGCCTATAATCATAGGAGAACTTGTTGAACTTATGAGAGACCCTTCCATTGAGGTGGATACCGAAACACTCAAAGAGATGACCACTTTTGTAAAGAAAGACAATGGGAAAATGGAGGCAATAGAAGGCGCTCACGACGATTTAGTTATGGCAAAAGCAATAGCGCACTTTGTATCAAGTCAACAAACCACACAATGGATTGAAGAAAAGCCTCAAGATGATGACTTCATTACAAGAAACTTTGCAAGTAGTGAAAACGATAATAGCAACTTTATGAGTTGGGAGGATTTTTAATGAAAGAGTTTTTCAAAAAATTACTTATATTCCGTAGGTTAAAGAAAGTAGAAGAAGAAAATGCTCTCTTGAGGCAAGAAGTAAAAGAGTTAAAAGAAGAGTTGAACAAACGAACTATCTCTCAAAAGACTATGCAACAAGATAATGAGCCTGTTTCTACCTCTCAAATATTAAGTGAGTGGCTAAACGGAGAGGAGGGTGCAAATGGATAATACAACCGAAAGAGAAACTACAACCTTATGGGAAGATTATCAAAATGGTTTAACCTATCAGCAAAATAGTGGGCTTGCCAAAAACCTTCCTACCTTCGTAAACTTCTACGAAGGAAAACAATGGGCTGCACCAACCAAAAACACTAAAAACCTACCTCGTCCGGTAGTGAATATAGTCAAGATGATATGTAGGAGTAAAAAGAGTGCAATCCTTTCTACTCCGGTAAAAATCATTTATAAAGCCGAAAACGAAAGTGCAGACGTAGAGAAGTTTAACAACTTTGCTGCTTATATCCAAAAAGAAATAGGGCAAGAAGCACTTGACAAGAAGGCTATTGATGACGGTGTTAAGAAAGGCTCTTACTTCTACCACTACTATTGGGATAGTGAAGCCAAGGGGAAAGACGGAAGTCAACCCGGTGGAGTTAGGTGTGAGATTATAGACCCGTTGAGTATATTCTTCTCAAATCCTACCGAACTTGACGAACAAAAGCAAAAATGGATATTGATTGCATCTCGTGAAGATATCAAATCGGTTAGAGCGAAGTGTGATAAGGGTGTAGACCCGGATACCATTGTAGCAGATGAGAGTAATAGCAAGTATGGAACGATAGAGCAAGAAGGCAATGAACTTTGCACAGTCCTTACAAGATACTTCCGTCAAAATGGAGAGGTGTATTGGGAAAAGGCTACAAGAACAACGATTATAAACAAGCCTACTCCTCTTGCTCCGGATATTCAAGCAATCTCCAAAGAGTATGGATTTGAAGAAGATGCTCCAAACAACTCTTTACCAGACAATCACGAAACTCAACCTCTTACTACCGATAACACAAAAGCATACCTTTATCCTATCGTAGTAGGAAACTATGAGATTAGAGAAAAGTCTATTTATGGGCTTGGGGAAGTAGAAGGTATTATACCTAACCAAAAATCAATCAACTTTAACCTTGCAATGTCTTTGCTTAATGCACAAGAGATTGCTTGGGGTAAATACATAGTTGACCCTAATGCACTTAAAGGGCAAGTGATAAACAATGAGCCGGGTCAAGTGCTTATTGATTATTCTCAAACCGGTAATGGTATTAGGAAGATGACGGAACAAGTAATCCAAAGCCAACCTTTGCAACTTGTAGACACCTTAACACAACTCACAAGAGTAGTGACGGGAGCAAGTGAGGTAATGACCGGGGAAACACTTGGAGCAGGTATGAGTGGTGCAGCAATAGCACAACTTCAATCACAAGCACAACAACCGATAGAAGAATTAAAAGACACCTTCTGGCTTGTTAAAGAGAAACAAGGTAAGGTGTTAGCACAATTCTTCAAACTCTACTACAAGGAAAAGGAATTTACCTATGAGTCGGTAGAGCCAAAATTAGATGAATTAGGTAAACCTATTTTAGATGACTTTGGTCAACCACAAGAGGAAGAAGTAGAGTTGACGGATATCTTCAATAGTGCCGATTATCAAGGAGTTGATTTTGAAGTAGTTGTAGAGGCTACGGCTGGAACAAAGTCAAGTGCTGCCGGAGATATCAATGCTCTTGACGTATTACTTGCCAAAGGTTTGATATCAATGAAAACCTACTTGAAGGCATATCCAAAAGATGCACTTTCTAACAAGACGGAAATCCTCAAAGGAATTGAGGAAGATGAGAAGAGCCAAGTAGCACAACTCACTCAAAGGCTAAAACAAGCCGAAGAGCAGTTAACACAAAGCACTCAAATTATTCAACAACAAAAAGAGACCGTAGACAAGGTAGTAGCCGTTATTCAAGAGAATAACAAACTTAAATCTTTGGTAGCAAATATGTATACCGAGGCAAAGACAAAGATTGAACAAAGCAATGCTCAAATCAACCTTGGAAATCAAAAAATAATGGAAACAACCAAAGATGCTACGGACTTTGCACAATACATAGCCCAAAATATGGGAGGTAATCAAAATGTTATGCCCTAAATGTAAAACTGCAACAACGATTAAGAGACAAGGAAATCTTAAAATCCGTGTGTGTAGAAACAAGAATTGTCCTAATTATGGGAAAGAGGTCAAAGAGACCAAACAATCTAAATAGTTATTAGGCTTTGTCCTATGCTATACAAAATCTTACGCAAGGAACGCGAAAAAATCCAAAGGAGAAAATTTTATGCCAAATGAAGAACTCAACACAGCGCAAACAAATGAGGAGGGAGTAATCCCACAAGAGAGTGGAAACGCTGACACTACTCTAACCCCGGAGACAAGCAATGAAGTGAAGTTTACGGATACTTCTAACGAAGGTCAAACACCTCAAAAAGAAGAGCCAAAACCTAACACAAAAGAGCAAAACTCCGAAAATGCTCGCCGTAGACGTGAGGCAGAACGTCAAAGAGAATTACAAAAGGCGAGAGAAGATGCCATTATTGAGACCCTTGGTGGCAAAAACCCTTACACCAACGAAGAGATGAAAGACTCTACGGACGTGCAAGAGTATTTGACTATGAAGGAAATTGAGAAAAATGGTGGAGACCCCTTGGCTGACTTCTCAAAATTTCATAAAGCAAAGGAAAAGGAAAGAATTGCCGAAGAGACAAAAAGAACGCAAGAAGCGGAGTGGTTTGCAAAAGACCGTGAGGACTTTGCTACCAAACACCCGGAAGTGAATATTGATACTCTTATTAGCAATAAGCAATTCCAACTTTATGCAAGTGGGAAAGTAGGGAAAATGCCTATGACGGAAATCTATGAAGGATTTGCCGGGATTGTTGCCGAATACGAAAAGAAATCAAAAGAAATGGCAAAACAAACCCTTGCAAATGCGAAGGCTTCCCCGGGTGCTTTATCAAGCCCTAATGCAACCGATAATGGATTTTTTACGAGAGAGCAAGTTCAAAAGATGACCGAAAAGGAAGTCCACGAGAACTATGACAAGATTAGGGCAAGTATGCGTAAATGGTAAAAAATAAAATTATAGGAGGATAAAAACTATGGCATACGCTAACTTTATTCCTTCGGTTTGGAACGAAGGTATTAACAGAGAATTAGAAAGACTTTGTGTATTCGTAGAAGATTGCAATACGAAATACGAAGGCGAAGTAAAGAAGAAAGGTGAATCCGTCACTATTCTTGGTGTAGGCAAACCTACTATCACAAGAATTGCAAAGGCAGATAGAAACCAAAACCTTAATGACCCGGAAGAAATTGAAGATACTTCCGTTATTATGTATATCAACCAAATTGCTACCTTCAACTATATGGTTGGAGACATTGACAAAGCACAAGGTGCAGGTGGCATTATGGAAGCCCTTGAAGAAGAAACTTCGGAAGGCTTGGCAAATGAGGTTGATAAATACATTGCAGGATTTGCCGTTGATAGTTCGGTTAAACCTCTTAACGCTTCTGCCGTTAAGGTAGTAGCAAAAGAGACTGAAACTTCCGGAGAAAAGTATATCCTTGACCTTATTGATGATGCAATCCAAGTATTGCAAGAAAATGACGTTAAGGAAACTACCAAGGTAGTTATGACCGTTTCTCCTCGTTTCTACAAACTCTTCAAAAAGGCTTACAAGTTTGAAGATACGAACAATAGCAAAATCCTTAAAAATGGCAAGGTCGGTATGTATGGTAATGTTGTTGTTAAATTGTCTAACAACGTCCACAAGACCAGCAATGGCACGGTAGACAACATTATGATTAGAACTCAAAGGGCAGTAGCATTCGCTAAACCTTTGACTCACACCGAGGCATATCGTCCGGAGAAGAAATTTGCCGATGCTGTAAAAGGCTACATTTTATTTGATGCAAAGGTTGTAAGACCAAAAGAAATCATCAATATCAATGTAAAATACGCTTAATAGGAGGATAGAGTAATATGAATATCACTATGAGAAATGAAATTGTTAAGGCTGAACTTTCTGCCTTAACCGCTAACACCGCAAAGGCTATTGAATGGAAGGAAAATGACAACAAGATGATTCTTGTTGTGCAAAATAGTGGCTCGGCTGCAACCACTCTTACCGTTAAAGCCGGTAATGGTATTCAAGGTGTAGCAGACCTTACCTTAACCGTTCCCGTGGGTGTAAACCTTGTTAAACTTGAAAGTGGAAGATTTAAGAATGTTTCCGGAGAAAACAAGGGTAAAATCGTGGTTGTATCTCCCGGCACTCCAAGTGTTGGCGTTGTTGCAATCGTTTAATATTTAATAAAAAAGCCTATCTATGATTAGGTAGGCTTTTATATGCAATTAAAAGTAAATCGGTGGTGCAATTCCACCAAATTGCGAAGGAGAGATTATGAAATTAGGGGATATCAAAATAGAAGCATTAAAAATAATGTTTGTCAATTACAACACCGACTTAACGATTGATGAACTTGATAATGCTATGCAAGATGAAAACTATGGTAGTTATCTTGTGAATATGCCGGGTGCTATAAATAGGTGTTTTTCGGTGCTTGAAGAAAGACGTGTCCTTCCTGTTAAGTCTTTCACTCTTTCTCCCTCACAAGGGCTTGCAAGTGGCTCATTTATTCGTTTTAACCTTGAAGAGGTTATAGAGGACTACTTTGACATTGATAGGCTTGTTTGTGAAAGAGAAGGAAACTATGACGGTAATGCAGATTTTAGAATGGAAGGAAGTATCCTTGTGTTGCCATTGATAGATGATGAAGTATATACGGTTATATATTATCCTTCTATCCAAAGAATAACCTCCGAAACCGACAATGAGATTGAGTTGCAAATTCCTAATAAGATTGCGGCACATATCCCTTACTTTATCAAAGGAGACCTTTATAGAGATGATGAGCCGGACGAAGCAAACGAATCAAGGAATTGGTTTGAGGCTGCTATTCAATCTATTCTTGACTCAAGGCAAGCACACTCTGGAAGGGTAGAAACTAAATTTTCACAAACGGAGATATAAGATGAGAGCAAGTTCACACATTCAACTTAAAGAAAGAAAACAACTAACCTTGGAAGGGTTTAAGGGTGTTGACTTTTCAAGTTCTCCGTTGAGAGTAAGGACTAATAGAGCCTCTAATATGAGAAACTTCATCAATGAGTATGGAGTAAATAAGAAAAGGAATGGCTGGAATGAGTTATTTCGTATAGAGGACTCTAATGGTAATGCTCAACCTATCAATGGCATTTTTCAATATGTAAGAGGAGAAAGAAAGGATTTACTCGTCCACGCTGGAAAGAGGATATATAGGGTAGATGAAAGCAATGGTGTTTATTCCTACACCGATATCACTTTATCTTCAACCTATGCTCCGGCAAAGGTAGATACAAGCCTTCTTACAAGCGAAAGAAGTCAAGCCTTCTTCAATAAAGGAAGGTGCTACATTATAGGGTGTGGAGATTATCTTGTTTATGGCACTTGGGATAATGGTGCAACCTATGAATTAAGAAGAGTTGCTAATGACGTAGACACCTACATACCTACAACAACAATCTCTATTGATGACGATTCGGTAGATGATGACACAAGAGGAAGTCTTGATGATATTAACCTTCTTTCTTCAAAGAGAAAAAATCAACTCTTGGGAAGTAGTGAGGCAAACAAGACTTGGACTTTGGATAGTGGAAGTATTGACTCTAATACCAAAGTTTTAATAACTCTTGAAACCATAGAAGGCGAAGGGGAAAATGTAGAGTTTGTAGCCTATCAAATTGAAAATGATAGTGCTAATTACAACAAACTTTATAAAGTCCAAAAGAATGGCGAAAATATCACGAAAGAGGAATGTGGTAGTGTAAACTATTCAACCGGGCAAATTACCTTAACAATAGCAACCACTCCACAAGCCGAAGGAAGAGATAACATTGTTATAACCTTTGAATGTTCGGTGGGTGGATATGCTAACCGAATTATGGATTGTAAGTTTGGAATACTCTTCGGTGTAAGTGGTAATACGGATAGATTGTTTTTGAGTGGTAATAAAAACTACCCTAACATTGACTTCCACTCGGAAATGGACGATTATACATATTTTGGAGACCTAAACACGGCTTCAATGGGTAGTGATAGTGTAGCCGTGAACGGCTTTGCAAGATTAAGTGATAGCACACTTGTAATCTACAAAGAAGAGAATAGCCAAGAGGCAAGCATCTTTTATAGAACAGGCTCTTATCAAGAATATTATGACTCACAAGGCAATCTTGAAAATATCCGTGGCATATTCCCAACCTCTGCCGGAAGTATAGGCGAAGGTGTAATAAGTAGATATGCTTGTGTAAACTTCGGTGGAGATAACATTATCCTATCAAGAAATGGTGTATTTGGTATTGTCCTTGCTGATAATGTAGCAACTACGGAAAGATATACAAGAGAAAGAAGTAGGTCAATCAACGAAAAATTAAGACTTCACAAAGACTTGTCCGAAGCCGTAGGAATTGTATATAAGAGTAGATATTACTTGTCGGTTGATGACGTTTGCTATATAGCAGACTCAAGGTATAAATACACAAGTGAAGATGATATTGACGGCTCGTATAACTATGAGTGGTGGTATTGGACTAATATCCCGGTTAGAGTGTGGGCTGTCTTGGATAATCAATTATGCTTTGGAAC